CGCCCGCCAGAAGCCTCTGTAAAGCTCGAACGCCCTGCCCTGTGAGTATGTCCTGAGATTACATTCTTACCCCGCCTACGAGCCCCTTCAAGGGCTGATAAGCCCCCCTGTGGTTTGATGGGCGTATGGTCACCATGGACTGCTATCCAGCTAGGAGCTATGTTCATCTCGTCACGGTGGAACTTGATGCCAAGCTCATCGAACTTGAGGAACTTCTCAAAGCGAAGCTCAGGCAAAGAACCGAGGGCAGGAATCTTAGAGCTAATCTGGTTATACAATCGATCCGTATGATTGCTTCTTATTACATCCGTACAACCCAGCTCCCATAGAATCTCTACGGTCATGTTGCGGTTATCGTCTAGGGTCTGAGCAAACCACTCAGCTTTCCCCTCACTCCAACGCCCCAGCTCTGTCATATCCATTTCGTCACCCAAGGTCACGGTCTGGTCAGCCTTAAAGGACTTGGCAAACTTGATTACATTTCTTACAACATGTTCATCGTGTAGGGGAATCTGTAAATCTGGAATTACCAAGATTCTTTTCATCAATCCTCATCATCTTCATAGGGGATGTTATCGATGCGATTGGGTAGGTTAGGGATAATCCAATCAGGAAAGGATTCACGATCTGATAGCAACCAGAAAGCATGAGTCTCAGTAAACCCTGCTTTACGCAAAGACTTGTAATACTCATTCAGAGCTATCGCATAAGCATCTAAGGCACTATAAGTGTCTAGGTCGATGGTTGGTCGTTTCCTTGCCATGAGATTATTCTCCCTTAGCTAGTAGCAATTCGTAGATTTTGTCTACGCGTGTCTCCAAACGATTTACCTGGTCTTTAATTGACGAACCGCTATTCGGCTTCAGCTCCTGTAAATAGTGAAGAATCACGAATCTCAGGAGTGCAGCAACACCACCCAGAACCGTTACGATCGCTACCGCAATAGCAGCGTAATCCTGAAGGTTCACTTTTTCTTATCGATAGCATCTACTGCAGCTTCGATGGCATCAACCGCCACATCTGCAAGAGCTTTCTTAGATCGGTATGATTTGATAGCCGCACGAATGGCAGGAATAGCCATAAGTCCTAAAGCTCCTATGATTATTGCTTCCATTTATTTACCGCCTAACATGGGTATATTAAAGAACGAACCATCTGTATCGCCCGCTTTAGTGAAAGAAATATGGCAATGGTGGTTATGCGCGTTGCTTCCAGAATACTTGCGCCAGCGCCAGCCCATGCGAGAGGAAGCAATTCGCCCCTCGAAGATGACGTAGGCGATGCGCTTATCGCCCGCCTTTGCCGCGAGTCGAATCTGATTAGCAATATCGGGCATGAGGTCGGGCTTAGCTGAACCAGACACATCTCTATCGACATCGATTGCTCGAACCACCCCAGACGTTGCATCTGGATTGTGGTCGCTAGGACGCGCTGAATGGCGTGTATCGCCAATCCATCCATCCGAGCGCCTATCACGATCTGGGAAGGTATCATCGAATTGTTCCCTTAGCTGTTGACCAGCTTTACAAAGTAGGGGCTTCATTTTGCTCCATAGGGTTCGTGGAAAGCGTTAAACCATCTGCATAGATATCTTCAATATAAGCTCTATAATCTGTTTCGTTTACTTTTATATATTGAGCATAATCTGTCGAATATGGTTCTCCGATTACATTGCCTTCAAAATCGATAGAAGGAATGGGATAACCTAGCTCAGCCTTTAACGCTTCATGCCAAGTATTAAAAGATTCCTCTGAATCAAATGTATACCAATTGCTCATTAAACCGCCCATTTCGTTTGAAGATATGATCTAACTGATGCCTGGTTTGGAGCGCTTAACACAGTTGGGTAAATGAGAATCTCAGCAAAATCGAATTGAGCAAATCTTGGAATGGAATTCTGATTAGCAATTCTTACAACAGAAAAAGGTTGAGCAGAACCTACAGCTCCAGAACCTTCTGTAGTTCCGCCTCGAATCACGTTGAATGTTGATCCGTTAGCATGAAATTCCATTTCATAGCCTGTGCCGACTGAATAAGTTAAGCTGCTGGTTCCATCGTATGTTCCCCAACCACTAGCGCCGTTTCCGTAAAATGGGTATGAAGCGCCTTTGGCACTAGAATTAATAAAATGAAAAGCTCCAACATCGTTTGAGCCGTCAATGCCGCTTATTGATGGATAATAGTTAGAACCGAGAGCCCTTGGAACCATAACCCAAAACATGGAAAAGCTTGTCTTATTGCTTAAAGTAGCACCTGGCAAATCCATAACATCGGTAGTTCCATCAAAACGAACGACAGGTAAACCGTTAAGAATGTTTGTAACTCTGCTTGGCTGAGCCGATACGGTTGCCATAGTTGCATTATTGCCATTTACGGATTTATCTGACCATTGACTTACTACTGATCCAGAAGAATAAGTAAATGTAGAAGCATCAGAAGCATCAAGCCAAACCGAATAACCAGCTATAGGGCCTTTGCTCTTAGATGAATCTATAATCCCAGGAATTAATGGCATTAGCTCAAGTCACCAACCACAGTAAATGTGTTAGAGCCTGTGCAAATAATAGAAGCGGCTGAATACTGTGCGCGTAACTTAGGGGCTGATGCGGTTGCCCCTGTTGATGTGATCGTGACTCCTGCGCCTTGAGCCAAAGTGACTTGACCTGCTCCAATTTGCTGGATGTTGATGATATTGCCTGTGGTAAATACTGAAGGTGGAACTGTTAGCGTAATGCCTGAAGCATTGGAAAGTGTGACTATCTTGCCTAAGTCTGCGGCTACCAATGTGTAAGTAGTGCCTGTCTGGGCGTTAAATGCAATAGTTGTATCGTCTTGCTCAGTCCATGTAAAGTCCAAATCTGTTCCAGATGCCTTAGCCAATACCTGACCTGTGGTTCCACCCTTGAGGTCTACCAAAGCGGTATCGATATCTTGACCAAGTGCGGCAATAGCGGTAGCGCCATCCTTTACTAGATCGGTGGACTGGGGTATATCCCATCCAAAGTTAGTGGTTGTTGTTGCCATTACGCTACTGCTCCTATCGCTGTTAGCCATGTTAAGGCTGGGTTAAGGGTGTTCCATGTTTCCGCCGCATTTACCTGTTCCCATTTTACCGCAACTTGGCTAAAGTTCACAGGAGATGCATTGAATGTTACTGTTAAATTGTTCAGGCTTGCCCTAAATGTCCAGCCCTCAATATAGCCCTGGAACGAGCCACCTGTGATATTAAGCGGTAGATTCTGAATCCAGACTGGCTGACCTAAGAAGATGTTAATTAGCGCATCTCGGTCGGCATCGTCTATCTCAGGGTTTCCAAGTACAAAGGTAATGCTCTGGAACTTAGGGTAAGGATTGGCACGAAGCTCGATGTAACGATCGGCTAGGGCTTCAGCATCTGCAACCTGTCTAATGCGAGATGTGTATTCCTCACCATAAACTCCGTAGGTAGCTTGGCTAATCAAATCTTGAGCCGTATAAGTATGTCCTGCGTTCTGACCAGAATTGATAGTAAATCGATTTCGTAGGTCACCTGCGCGTGTAGTAGCTGATAACCCTAAGCCGTTAGCATGGTTAGCATCTAGGGTCGTGTAGCCATTGTTTTGTAAATAGTCCTGGCGGTGGGTCTGGTCTGCATAACCGATATTGCCGTTTGCATCCTCATAAAGAACGCCAAAGGCTGATGTAGCAATGGCGGTGCAAAGTGAGTAAAGGTCGGTATTGTTGGATGGTCGTGAAATCATGTCGTAATCGCCTGGACGGTCAATTTCACCTAGTCCGATATTCACGGCGTTAGCCCAGGTTTCTGTAGGGTTGTAAGAAGCCCATGTTTGAGCCGCTGGCACATCGTTCCAAGAGCCAAGTAAATATCCTGATAAAAGGCTATAAATCTGATCACCGTCTTGGTCTTGGGATAACTGTCCTGGATCGATGATTTTAGGTAGCTTTGATAAGGCTCCAAGGGCAGTAACGGTGGCGATGGTTGTATAGCCAAGTGATCCAGCGCTATTGACTGTTATGGTGAAATCTGAAACTAGCCCGCCAAAGATAGGGATATAAGCGCCAACTGAGTTAGTAACCTCTACAGTAATTCCAGAACCGACATTAAAGTCATAAGTAGTATTATTAAAATTAAGCAAAGAAAGCTGGCAATAGCCCGCAACTGGTTGCTGATAGATATCTGTGCGCCCTGAGGTAATGGTGAGGTCGGCTATCGTGATGTTAGATAGCTCAACCCCATTGACGATAACCTTGTAATCGGGTGTGTAAGCCGTCATTAAAATACGAGTCCTGCCGCACCTAAAGTGCCTCTAGCTGAAGAGTTATTAAGTACACTGACGATTGTTCGAGCGGTGCCTTCTGGATCTATAGCGCCATTGACGGTGATGTTGGTCTGACTTGATGACTGAGTAACCTTTGGAACTGTTGGTGAAGCTACTTTAGGCGTTGGTGTTGAAGCATTATCGTTGCCACCGAAAAAGCCAGACACGGCTGAAGCAGCTGAGCGAATGGCGTTGATGATGCCAGTAATACGCTCATAGATATTATTTAAGGTTGATACGAAGCCAGCAAAAGTATTGATAACCCCTGAGATAATCTTGCCTAGAGCGGTAAAGGCGGCTCCTAGAACTTTGCCTAAGAAAGGCGCTAGGGAATCTTTAGCAAAATTATAAATAGCTACCATGAAATCATAGAATGGCTGAAGCTCTTCATTATTCTCAGCGAGTGAATTCTTGACTGAATTAAAGGCATTGCGTAGACCATTAATGATCGGCTGGACTACCTTGATGACTGGCTGAAGCTTCTCGCCAAGATTGCTAGTAAAGTCAGATATGGCTGGTATAACCTGATTTACAATAGTTTCAACCATAGGGGTAATAGCATCTAGGATAAATGCGCCTACGGTTTCCTTGCCTTCATCGAAAGCAATCTGTAGACGAGCCATTTTGCCAGCAAAGGTGTCTGCCTTGACTGAGGCTTGATTCTCAAAAGTATCAGCAAGCTTGGCGGTAATCTGATCCATGCTCATAGTCTTGAGCTGAGCCGATGTTAGTCCTATGCCTAGCTTGGCAAGTGAAGCGGTGTTGCCTTCAGCTGCCTTTGCCATTGCATTGGTGACGGCCTCGAGTGACTTGCCTGAACCCGCTGCAACATCGATTGCAACAGTCTGCAACTCCTGGGCCTTTTGTAAATCGTCAGTAGCTCTTGCAAGGCGTTCTAAGGATGGTCTGAGCTCGTCATCTGTAACGCCGAAGGCTAAAGATGTCTTGGTGATGTAATCCTCTGTAGCGGCTATCTGAGCCTCTGTAGCCCCTGTTACATTCTTAAGGGTAAGCGCCAGCTTTTCTTGAGCGGCTGCATCTGCGATAGCTGACTTAACGCCATCAATAGCCAACTTGCCAGCATAAGCAACGGCTGC